CGTACTCAACAGTAGAGATGAGCTCTGCCTCTTTTGTGCCTTTTATCCGTGCGTACATCGCTACATCGTAAGTCGTGCCGTCATCGCGTGTCTTTGTCATGATACTTCCCTTCTTTTAGGTTTCAATTTATCTCATCGCCGGGCTATTCCGGCAGACCGGCATGAGCCGGGGTTGATTATATTGTTGCCGGAATGTGTACGGTGCGCCGTAGCTCGATATCGTCGTAGCACATAAATTTCGTATCGTCAGTGTATCCGATGACCGAACCTGATACGATTCCGCGATAAAGGTAGCGGCTTTTGTTGTTGATGATTTTGTCCTGAGCTTTTTTCGATTTGATTATCATGATCTTTCCCTTCGTTTAATTGTTTCCCCGCCGGTTGTCGGCTGGTTGTTTTGCTTATGTTATAAATATAGCCAATTATTTCGAGCAATGCAATGTATTTCGTAATACGAAATGAAAAATTTAGTAAAACACGTATTATTTTGGGCGGTCGATACAAAATTTGGTAAAATTGGTAAAAATGACGTATTTTAATGTAAGAACAGGTGTTTTTTGTTAAAAACCAGGGAAAAAGATGAAAATATCCGAATTGGTACCAGACGAGCGAAACGCCAACAAGGGCACCGCCCGCGGGCGTGGCATGCTGGAAAAATCTATGCAATCGTACGGCGCCGGGCGCTCCATCCTGATCGATAAGCACAACCGTATTATCGCCGGGAACAAGACGGCGGAAACCGCCGGAGCGATCGGGATCGACGACGTCCAGGTGGTTGAAAGCGACGGGCGGCGGATAATCGCTGTAAAGCGAACAGATCTCGACCTCGAAACGGACGTAATGGCTAAAGAGCTGGCTATCGCGGACAACAAGGTCGCCCAGGACGATCTCGAATGGGACGCGGACATTCTAAAAGAGCTGCAAGCCGACGGCGTTAATTTGGAGCGATTTTTCAACAAGGACGAGATGTCAGACATTTTAAAAATAGAAAAATCAGCCGGCACGGCGTCAGACCTGCAGCAGATGGATCTCGGAGCGTTCGAAAAATACGATTACGTGGTTATTGTCGCCAGAAACGAAATAGACCTCGCCAGACTGCACACGATTTTGCGAATAGAAAAGGTAAACGCCTCTTTTGTGGGAGGCGCTGAAAAGCCGGGGCTTGGCCGGGTGGTTGAATGTGGGCGGTTGTTCGACTTACTCGATTGCAGAGTCGAACAAGCCGACCTGCCGGGGGTTTAAGGCGTGCAATTCTTCGTCAAAAAAATCCGTTTTGGATTTTCCCAACATTCTCCCTCGCTGCGTGTGGACGTCGTAGGCGTACTCAGGAATCGACTTTCGGTCAGACTTGGTAATGCTTTTAAGGTACTCCTCGACGCGCCCCTCTTTCAACATTTTTTTGTCGTAAACAAAGTTTTGCAGGTGATCCGAGTCACGGTTTTTGATGCACTCGCAAAGCAGCAGGACGGCCTTGCTGATAAAAATGCGCCCCTTTTCGAACGGTTTCCCCTCGTTAACGAAAAGAAATCCGCGAAAAAGCGACTCAACTTCATGGGTAATAATCCCTCCACAGTCCTCGGCAGAGATGACGAAAAGCCGTTTCCATATATACTTCCAGTACCCGGAATGATACAATTCCAGCGCGAAATATCCGGCAATGGCCGGGTCGTTTCTCCGCACCGCTTTCTGGACGCTGCTTGCGACTTCGTAAAAGTCGTAACCGTTTTTTGTGATGATTTGATTCACTGCGACCTCCGTTTCTATGGATTCAAATTAAAATATGACTAACTTAGATGTCAAGACGATAATAATAAGCCGGGGTCGGGCCGACACGATAACGTCACACGCCGTTTTTCCACATGCGGAGCTGTGGTGTCCGCAATCACAAATTGACCAATACGAAAAATTAGGACTTAAAACGGTGGCCGTTCCCGATTCGATTGTCGGGCTCGGGCCTGTTCGAAACCATGTTCTTGATAATTGCGAAAGCCGTGTTGTGGTAATGGTTGACGACGATGTCGAAAAAATGTGGTGCAACGTCGGGCTGCACGGCAGGGAAGAGCTGGCGGCCGAAGCGCTCGTTGAAAACCTTGCGCTTATGGCGGCAGATTTGGGGGTGTCGTGTTTCGGATACGCCCAAGCCTGGGACGTTCGAAAGTACAATGCGTCAAAACCGTTCTCCTTTTCCGGTTGGACGGGGGGGGTGATCGGTGTTGTAGGAAGAAAACATCGGTTTTTATCCAGTAAATTCAAAGTTGACATCGACTTTTGTTTGACTTGCCTGCTCCATGACAGAATAATATTGATCGACAATCGGTATGCGTTCGTTCAGAAGCGCCGGTCTAATGTCGGCGGCAATTCGGAGTTTAGGTCAAAAGAAGGGTACGAAAGGGACACCGAGTACATTCGAAAAAAGTGGGGAAAGCACCTGCAGTACAAGGTTTCTGACAGCGGGGAAATTACAAGTGTAAGGGTGGAAAGATAATGGCACAAACTGGAAAAAAATATGAACCGTCTCCGGCGGACTGCGAGTATGTTTTTGATTGCTCTTCGCAGGGTATTACGGTAATGAAGATAATTGGGGGGCTTGACATTGATTTCAAGACGTGGCAGAAAAACCTTCCGACTTTTTCCAAACACCTTAAAAGGGGTCGTAAGCAGTACGAAAAACATCTCGAAAGGCGCGTGCCCGAAGTTGAAGACTCTTTGGTAAAAAGAGCTGTCGGATACGAGTACGAAGAGACAAGCAAGAAGCAGCACGGAAAGGTGGTCAACGGCGTCCTGCAAAATGGTACCGTGGAAATAACGACCACAAAAAAGCACGTCCCCGCGAATCCGGCGGCGGTGTTTTTCTTTCTGACAAATCACTGCAAAGAAAAATACAAGCATGCTCAATTTATAGACCACACAACAGGCGGGGTGCGCCTGCCGCCGGTCGAACAGTATTCCGACGAAGAAAAAGCCGCGATTGCCCTCGCCCTGCGCTCCATTCACGGCGGTGAAAATGCCGCTTCCGAACAGGGCTGAATGCGAGCGGGCACTTGCCCGCGTATCGCACATCGAATTCGTAAAACATTGCTGGCAGCGGCCAGATCCGTTCGTTGAAGCGCGGGACAATCCTTTTCAGCGCGAAATATGCTCCAAGATTGACAATGCGATCCGCGATTACCGGCGGGGGAAAAGCACGTTCCTTTGTTTTACGGTCCCGTTCGGCCACGGGAAAAGCGATTTGTCCTCCCGGTACCTCCCCCCACATTTTTTGGGCGAATTCCCCGACGCCGAATGCCTCATTGTGTCGCACACTGCAGACAAAGCAAACGAGTTCGGAACCTTCGGGCGCGGGCTGGTTCAATCAACGGAATACCGCGACCTATATCCCGACTTTTCCCTGTCAAAGAGCAATCACGGCGTCGAGGAGTGGGGGCTTGATGGACATTTCGGCAAAGCACAATTTATTGGCATCGGCAGCGGGACCGCGGGCAAGCGCGGAAACCTGATTGTCGTCGACGACTTTTTCGGCAAGCGCGAACATGCTGAGTCGGAAACGTATCGGGAAAAGGTGTGGCAGTCATTCACCGACGATCTAATGACGCGCCGTGCCCCGGTTACCATCGTGATCATGGTGGTTACCCCCTGGCACGTCGACGACCCGATCGGTCGGATCAAACGAAAAATGAAAGACGACCCGAATTTTCCGCAATTCGAATTCGTGAGCTACCCGGCAGAATCCCCGAAATACAAAACCGGGTGGTTGTTCTCGGAACGGTTTTCGAAGGATTGGTATGTTTCACAGAAAACAATCCTGGGGAACTATGGGTATCAATCCCTCATGCAGTGCGACCCGATCATCAAGGGCGGAAATTTCCTGAGAACCGACAAGATTCACATTGTCGACCGGTCCGGACATTGCGAAACGTGCGGCGGTCATCACGAATGGCCGGCAGAGTTGCGGAAAAAACGCGGGTGGGATCTGGCGTCCTCGGAAAAGCAGACACAGAAGGACGACCCCGATTTTACCGTTGGGGTGCTCGGGGGGGTTGTTCAGCTCCCGACAGCGATCGACCGAATAAAAATACCGGTTTTGTACGTCGAGGATGTGGTGCGCGGACAATGGGAGGCGGTGATGCGGCAGCAGATCATCCGCAACACCGCGATGAACGATCCGGCAACGGTCGAGGTCGGTATTGAGGCGTTCGGAGCCTACAAAGATTCGTTCACCGAGATGGAGAACACGTTGCGCGGCGTCCGGTCGGTTCGGAAAATGCAGCTTCCCGGAGACAAGCAGATCAAGGCCGGGCCGCTAGTCCCCATATTCGAAGCGGGCAATGTGTACTTTCGAAAGGCGCCATGGAACGACATTTTCATTAAGGTGCTGTCTGATTTTCCGTCTGGATCACACGACGACGATGCCGACGCCCTGGCGGTGATGTACTCCATGTGCGCACAGGCGCGGATCTCGTTCGAAGCGGTATAGTTGCGCTTTTCTCGAAACGGACATATATTACAGACAATGGGAATCCTCACAAATACCGCTCGATGGGTTGAAGATTTTTTCGGATCGGACAACACCGGCAAGGACTTGCCGCGGCCGCCCGGCTCCGTCGCCACGGCCCCGACTCTCGACATGAAGATGGCGGGAATGAACATGGCGAACATCATCCCGGCCATGTACGAATCGTGGGGCGCCTACGGCTACATGCCGTCAATGTCGTGGTATCAGATTGCGAACATGTATGTCTCCTGGACGTATGCGGCAATCAATAAAAAGGCCACCACCCTCGCTTCTCTCCCGGTGCAGCTTTTCAGATACGAAAAAAAAGGAACTGGCAAAACAGTTGACCCGGTCAGCCTTAAATATCTACTCCGTGGAAAATCGTTTGACCATTCAGAAGAGCAAAAGGTGCTCAATCAGGTTGGCGTCAAAAAGGTTTCTATTGACGAGCACCCGGCACTCTCCCTGCTCAACGACCCAAACCCCGACATGGTTCGGTCGAACTTCTGGCAGCTCATGTGCATCCATCTTTTTTTGAATGGCGGGGTGGGGATTTACAAGGCAAAACAGTTTCTTGGCAACCCAACAGAGCTTCACATTCTCCCGACCACCTGGACCGGAAATTTTAAACCAATTCCCGGCGGCGGGAAAGATGCGATATCAGGGTACAAGCTGATTGATCTTGACAGGCAGGTTGACTTTACTCCCGACGAAGCGTTCTGGCCGCATTTTCCCTCCCTTCGCAATCCGTTCGAATGCATGTCCCCGCTCAAAGCGAACCTGTATGGTTTCAACCTCGATCAATACATGCTTCAGCAGATGTCGGCATTTTACAAAAACGGGGCGATGTTCTCGAATGTCTTATCTACCGATCAGGTGCTTTCACAGGACGTTTACGACGACATAAAACAGCAGGTGCAGAATTATCAGGGCGCGAAGAATGCGGGCCAGATGTTCGTTGCTCACGGCGGTATGGAATTTAAGAATCCTGTGGCGCAGACTGCGCGGGAATCGATGGTTACCGAGATTGAGCGGATGGTGCGCGAAAAGATTCTTGCCGGTGAGGACGTTTCGGAGGGTAAGCTCGGGTTGACTTCACAGCAAAACAAAGCCAACCTCGAAGTTGTCAACGAAAATTATTTCAATGAGGCGATACGTCCGGCCGCAATCCTGCTTACGGAGTACTTTGACAAATTTCTCGTTCGAAATTACGACCCGCGTCTTTCGTTCGAGTTTATTTACCCATCGTTCGAAGATCGGGCCGCAAAACTTGAAGAGCGCAAGGCGTACCTTGACAGGGGCAAAAACACAATTAACGAATTTCGGGAGCAGGATGGGGAGGCGCCGGTGCCATGGGGCGACGTGCCGCTTATTACCTCATCCATGATGCCGCTCGGGGAGCGCCCGGAACCTGTCGCGCCAATTACTGAAAAGCCTACAGTCGAAGGTGATGACGAAGACGGAAAGGCGTTCTCCGGCATTAAAAATAAAGCCTTTTGGACTCCCGAAAAAAAAGCTCTCGCGTGGAAGCGGTTTGACCGCCTCGCCCGAGGGTATGAACCGTTATTTGTCCGTGCTGCCATGAAGCATTTTAAAGAAGTGCAATCGTCAATTATCGACAATCTCGAATCGCAAGGGGTGAAGGTAAAAACCGAACTCGCGTCCAGATCCAGGCAGCACAAACTTGAATACATGGCGGAGCACAAAGACCGCCTTGATTCATTCGTTCCTGATAAATTGACGCTTAAAACTTCCCTTAAAAAGCAGTTCAAGGACATTTACGAGCAGACGCTAAAAGGCTCGGCCGACAATCGGGCCGATCAGCTTGGCATAGAGCTTTCTTTTAACGTGAACGATCCGCGCGTCGAGCAGTGGCTCGGGACGCGCCTTGAAACGTTTTCCGAAAACGTCAGCCAAGCCACAATTAAAAAGACGAAAGAGATACTCCGGGAAGCGTTCGCCAACGGCGACGGCCTGGTCAACATGGCGGATCAGCTCAAAGATTATTTTACCGGCAACGAGGAACGTGCGCATACTATCGCCCGAACTGAGTCGGTTGCTGCGTATAACCGCGGCGACACCGAGGCGGTCAATCAGCTCGGCATCAATTTGAAAAAGGTATGGCTTGCAGAGCCGACAGCCCGCCCAACGCACGCGGAGGCGGGTGACCGCTACAGCGAAGACGGCGATCCCGGCCCGATCGACATTGATGAAATTTTTGAGGTAGGAAGCGATCGTATGGTCGCGCCGGGCAACGGAAGCGAGGCGGGAGAGAACGTCAATTGTCGGTGCTCACTCGTTTATGTGAGGGGCGATTGATGGTTATCATTTTAAAAATGAACACGTCGGACACTTCTTGGTTTCCAGTTGACGACAAAGGTTTCGACTTGCAGCTTTCGGAAAAAACGTTTTATTTTTATGTTAACATGAATTGAGGTCAATCTGTGCTGATGCAGGAATTTATCAACGAACTAAACGTCGACCTTGCCCTTGAATACGCCGCCGCCGTTCAGTACTACCAGCATGCCGCCACACTCCGCGGCGCTCAATTTTTTGCGGCAATAGCAGAACTCGAAACGCATGCCGGGGAAGAGCTGGCGCACGCCGAAAAGCTGCGTTCGCTTATTGTCAATCTTGGCGGAACCCCCGGAATCGAGGTTGGCCCGCGGTATACCTCCCCCGACAATCTCGCCATGCTACAGCAGGATCTCGACGGCGAAGATGCGGCGATCTCCAGGTATGACGACCGCATCGCCCAGGCGCGCGGGATGGTTGACGATTACAATGATATCGAATCTGCGATTTTCGTTTTGAGGTCAATTTTAACGGAAGAACTGGAGCACCGGACGGATCTGCGGACGCTGCTCGGGAGGTCGTGACGATGGAGCGACGACTCGGAGAATCATTCGACGACTACAAAAAGCGCCGCATGATCGACAAAAAGGCGACAAATTTCTGGCTGATAGGTCGGCCGGTTCACATTTCACGGGTGCCGATCGAGCGGATGGTCGGCCTCGGAGGGAAGGTTTCAACCATTTACGCAAGCAACACTTACAGAAAGGGTGATGCAAAATGAAGTTTCCATTTGTTACGAGGTCAAGAATGGAGCGGGAGGTGTCAGAGGCGGCGCGGGACAACCTTTTGGTGGTGCGCCTTATCGATCTTGATAAAAAGCTGGACTTGTTGCACAGCAAGATCGGTGCGCCCGCTGACGCGCTTACCGCCTCCGCATTCCGCGCCGCCATGGTCGAGGTTCACGAATCAGATTCCGCGTTTAAAGAAGCGCTCTGCGCCCAGATTAACAACACGATTGACCCGTTTTCGAATTACGCGTCGGCCCTGAACAGGATTTTCGGGGAACTGGAGCAGATCAGGATTTTGACCGCACCCAAGATTGCTCCGGCGGCGTCGCCGAAGCGTTCGAGTGACGGCAGATTCAAGGGAAAAAATAAAAATGCCTGACTCTTCAAAGTCCGTTGCCGGGTTTGCCAACGACGGGTTTCCCGTTACCGACAAGAATTTCGACGCGGCAATGAGAAAAATACTATATTATAAACAGACAAAGGTTCCGGCGAAGTTCACTATTTGTACGGATAATGCCGGGAAGGTGTCGGTTGCCAAAGTCGAGCTCGACTGTTCGGCGGTTTGAAAGTTCTTTAAAATAGTTTTTCAGCGGTACACCATAGCCGCCATTCGGTTCCGAAAGGGATCGACTGGCGGCTTTTTTTGTTTTGAGGCAAAAATGGACAAGATCGTTTCAAAGTCATATTCCGACAAAGGCCGGCAGGAGCACGACCGAATTTTCAGCAAGCCTGAAGACCGATCAAACAAGCTGCTCGTTCCTGGCGACGGGAAAACCCGAGGCACCTTCGAGGCGAAGTGATGGAATACAAAAAATTCAGGTCGGCAATAAAGGGGTTCAAGGGGTTTCGTGATCCCGAAAATCTCATTATCGACCAGATTATCAGCACCGAAGAGCGCGACGACGGCGGAGACGTTATGCTGCAAGACGGCATGATGGAGCGCGGCGAAGTCGTCGTTCTTTACCAGCACGGGAAAGACCCGGTTATCGGGACTATGCCGATAGGTCGCCCGCTGGCGTTCCGCCGGGAAGTAATCAACGGAGTTAAATGCACTGTCGCCCGCATGCAATATTACGATGGGTCAAAACTGCCGGTCCCGCATAACCTGGGGCGTCTGCTCTATGATATGGACGAAAAGGGTTTTCTTCCAAACAATTCAATAGGATTCACCGCAGTGGACGAGACCCCGGATGTAGGCGGCCGGGTGGTTCGCAAGTGGGCGTTGCACGAATTTTCAAAAGTTAACATCGGAATGAATTCGGGTTGCATCACCATGCACGATCTGGACGGCAAGGTAGAATACAAGTTTCTCGGGGATCGTCCGACGGCACCCGCCGCAGACCCGAAGCCCGGCGTTGTCGAAACCTTTCGCGCCCGGTTCAATGAACTCATGAAAAAAACATTTGAAAAGGAGTCAACAGTAATGACTACCCCTGCGGTAATTGCGCATAAAATAGCGCACAAGGCATGCCACTTGCTCCATAATGCTTTTGTCGACGAGCTGAAATTCGAGGCCGGGAAATGCGGCGACACTTCCAATTTTGAGGAAATCGCCACTCGCTGCCTCAAAGATTACAGTGAAATGGTTTTCCCGCACGCTTCAAAATACATCGAGTCGATCAAGGGTTTTGACGGCGACGATGGAATAAAAGACGGTATTGACGACGAGAAGTCGCTTGAAAAATGCGGGTATAAAATCGCGCATGCCGCCCTGAAGATTGCGCACAAGGCATTTATTGAGGAGGTTCGGGCGTGCAAGGGCAAGAAGGATCTCGACCACGTCGCGCACGCCGGAAAGCTCATTGAAGAGCACTCCGGGGTTGCCCTGTCTCACGCTAAGGATTTCGTTGAGAAATACGCGAAATTCTGCAAAGAAAAAACGTTCGGCGGTTTGGATGAGAAATCCATCGCTGGCAATATCGCGCACTCGTATTCGCAAAATTGCCTGCGGATGATCCAGGAGGGTGCGGTCAGCGAAACGTATCGCCGCGCGTGGGACGACCGCGAAACGCTTGCCGACGACATCGCTGGGCAGGTTGTATCGGAGGCCGGGGCGCTCATGTTCCCGCACCTGAAAACCATCATCGAGAAGGTTCGCGCCGACAACCCGAAAGACATCGGAGAATATCAAAAGAAGCACTTTTCAAGCCCGGCAACCAATCCGGCGGAAACCGTAAGCGAAAAAGGTGCAGAAGTCGATTTACTGCCGGGGATCTTGACCGAGTTTTCAGCAGAACAAAAATCGGCGACAGTGGAGCCCGAAGCGCTTGACTTTGGATCTCTGCTTGCCGAACTCAAGGGTGCGCTTCCGGAGATAATTCAGTCAACAGTGACAAAAGAAATCCGTAAAGCGCAGGGAAAAATCGATTAACAATTTTCGACACCACTTTTAAAGGAGTCTCTTATTATGGCACCTCAAGCCGAAGCCGCAGTAAAAAATCTCGACGACCTGAAAGCGTTTCTCGCAAAAAGCGTTCAGGATGGTACGTCGAAAGCTGTCGCCGAACAGCTCGAAAAGTTCAAAACGGATACCCTCGCCGCCGAAATCAAAAAAATCTATCCGACCCGCGAAGGCGATCTCGCCAACGGTTCGGAAGGAACGAACTGTTTCGGAACGTCGTACAACATGGCGGGCGTCGGCGGCCTGAAAGACCTGTCGGCAATGTCGGCGCAGAAAGTGGCCGAACGGTTTTGCAGCCAGGGAGGATTTTTCCGTGCGCTTTCCCCGGCGATGAAAATGTTTGCCGAATCGATCCGGTGCAAGGGTCGCAACTTCGATTTCAAAACGCTGGTCGACCTGTGCAACAAACAGGTGGAAGTGCTTTACACCAAAGCCGCAACCGGTATGGGTGAAAGCAATGTCGGGTACGCTATCCCGATCGAGTTCCCGGCGATCGTCATCGAGGCCGCGGTTGCCGCGTCCCCGATTCTGTCGAAGCTCTGGCGCTTCCCGATGACCGAAAATCAGGTGTCCTTCCCCAAGTTGTCGCAATCCGACGACGATTATTTCGGCGGAGTGACAATGACATGGTCCGGCGCCGCAACTTCCGGTGAAGGCAATGGCATGATTGGCACAAAGCCGACGACCGACAAAAATCTGTTCACCGCGAAAAAGGTTACTGCGATGACCATCCTCACCGATGAGCTCATCCAGGATTCGCCGATGAACATCCTGAACTACATCACCGGCCTGCTCGTGCGGAAGTTCCAGTACGAAATGGAGCGCGTCGTGATCAAGGGCAACGGCACCACGGAGCCGACTGGGATCATCACCGACCATACGATCATCACCAATGCCCTCGCGCGTACCACGAACGGGACGGTGAAATGGCAGGACATCGTCAAGCTCGACGGAAAACTCAACGAAATTTTCACCAATGCGTACATGATCACCCGCAAGGCGACCCTCTCGACGGTGCGCTCCCAGGTTGACGACCAGAATCGCCCGATCTGGTTCGAATCGTGGGGCAACGTCAACGGCGTCCCGACCCGCGTGTCGGAAATCTGCGGCCTGCCGTACCACGTTACCCGTAACTGCCCGGAGATGGGAAAACGTGGCGACATCATCATCGGCGACCTCTCCATGTACATGCTCGGGATGCGGGCGGATATGCGCATCGACATTTCCGACGCGCCCGGCTTCAAGGAAAATGAAACGTATGTCCGGTTTATCTCCCGCATGGACGGTATGCCCGGAACGTCCTTTGCGTTCAAGATGCTGGAGGGTGCGAAGTCGTAGTTTTCGGATTGACAAACTAACAGCGTGGCGGCTTCGGCCGCCTGCTGTTTTATCTTGCAGAGGTCATAGTGAAAAGTTTTTACAAATGTGAGTGCATTGACAAATCGCTCAAGCAGCGGCATGGCGATTTTATGCATTTGCCATACAACGACGCTCGAAGCCTTCACGCGAGCGGGCACGTAAAAATTATTGACCCCGACCTCAAGCTTGACCGCGAAATTGTTGAAACGAATTATTTGTATCGGGATTCGTGGGCGAAGCGCCGCCTTACACGTATTGCGTGGTGCCAGAATTATGAAAAAAACGGCGGGGCGGAAATATCAAGTTTTAACGTCGTCCAGATCGGGCAGCGCCTTGGGTTTGACATAGTGGGGTGGAAAGTCGGCGGAGATAATTCAGGGTTCGAGCTGCTTAAATCGGCCGACATTGTAATTGTAAATAATCTTCATTATGTCGACGATGCAAAATCCGCCCTGCTTGATTGGTTGTTCAAAAGCGGCAAGCCGTTTGTTAAGTATGACCACGATTGCTTCGAGGTCGAAAAAGAAATTTACAGGCGATCAAGGCTCAATGTTTTTATTTCTCCGAAGCACGCCCAACACTATATTGATCTTTGCGGTGAAGAAATAAAGGGGAGGTCAATTTGCCTGCCTCTTTCTTTCTGTGTTGACGACTGGAAAATGGGCGGCCCGCACACGCCGGGAACGGTCTTTGTTCCATCCTATGGGAAATGCCGCGACAACGTTCTTGATTATTTGAAAAGCAACAGCCACCTTAAGTTTTTTATTGCGCCCGACGTGGTGCTGGCTGGAAAGAATGTTTTTAGTCTCGGAAAAATAAATTACACGAAAATGTGTGAGTATTACCCGATGTACGAAACAGTTTTTCATTGCCCACTCGAAAAATGCGCCGGTGAGCGCATTCTATTTGAAGCGATAATGTCCGGGTGCAAGGTCATCACTAACGAAAACGCATTCCATACAAGCTGGGATTTCGATTGGCGCAACGACGCGGTTTTGCGTCCAATTCTTAAAAAAGCCCCATATGAATTTTGGGCGGCAATCGACGGGGTTATAAGGTGAACACAAAAACACTTGCACACTTCCGTACAGGTATTGGCAATTTTATTATGATGACTCCGGCGCTCCGGGCGTTGGCGTCAATGGACCCATCCGGCAAAGTTGATATCTGTACGGATGTCGATTGGACGGATTCGCGCAAAGACGGAATTCTTGACCTGTGGAGAAGGTTACCCTTCGTTGAGGACGTCTATGTGATGGATTTTTCGGACGCCTCCCTTAAAATGCCGAAGCCGTACTCTGTGTGGTATTATGCGGAGTGGTCAACCCACGGGGCGGCGCGCGATTTTTTTGAGAAGAGAAAACCTTACCACAAGGCCGCGTGGGACCATTCTATCACTCATGAAACCGATTATTATTTTAGCGCAGTCCGGGATCATTACGGCTATTCGGGGCAGAAGCCCGATCAGGCGGTGGCGTGCGCCAACTCTCCGGCGCTACAGCTCGAAGATAAAAAACTTGTTTGCTTATGTAACGGGTCGTTTGGCGATACATCGGTAGCGAAAAAATGGAACAACTTTCATTCGCTTGCGGTTGAACTTAAAAACTATTACGGCAATAAAATTGCAATTGCAAAGATAGGGTACAACACTGAGCTTTCTGATGTAGGTATTTACGATTACGATTTTGTCGGAAAACTTTCTTTCACTGAAACCTGCAAAGTAATTGACCAGTGCTCACTGATGGTTACCACCGATACCGGGCTCATGCATGCCGCGGACGCCCTTAAAAAGAATATGCTCGTTTTGTGGGGCGGGGCCGCTCTGAAGAAAAATGAGCCGATCGGGGGAACGTCAAGGGTGCTCCACTTGGGATTAAAGTGTCAACCGTGCTTTCGGTCGGAGCGGTACAAAGAGTGCATCAATTTTTCGTGCATGGCAGACATTTCAGTCGGTGAGGTCGTGTACAACGTGAGGAGGATGCTCGATGTCGGCAACTGATTGGACGCTGATATCCGGTGATGCTACAGATCACGCGACGCTTAAAAGCGCGTCGTATTGCAATCTGCGAACGACTGAGTTCGATGCCGGGCTCACCGTTCGGGCACAAGCGGTAACCGCGCGGATGCAGCGGCGCCTTAACAGTCCAACGTGGGTGACCAATGCCACCCCGCCAGCAGACCTTGTTGAAGCATGCCTGATGCAGGTGACCTACGAACATAAGCAGCGGGAAACTCCAGGGTTGACTTCGGTAACATTTAAGGACGGATCTATCAATAAAAACGATCTCAAGGAGGGGTGGCTGCCGAAGGTTTTCGAAGTGCTCGAATCGTACCGGAAAATTACCCTTTTCGAAACTGTATAAAGGAGGAATGTGTGCGGAATAAAATCGGAATACTTTTGATGCTTTTTTCAGTTGTCGCAATTGCGCAGATGAACTTGATTTCGAACGTCGTTCAGCCCGCGGCGAAAACGCTCGGGGCGAACATTTCGTACACGAACGGCGTTTACACGGTGCCCGGCGGCGTGTGGTTCAAGGGGTGGGAAGATACCGCCACCGTTGCCGACCTTGAAAAGTATGGTGTTATCAACGTTCACCTTGTCGGTGATCCGGTGAACGAGTACACGCTGCTCCCGGTAAGGAACGGTGAAATCCGGGGCACCATTTTCGACAAGATCCGGCAGATCGGGACAACGGCGACTCTTGCCAGGCTGATTTTTTATAAAACGACAAACCCGTAATTATGAGCGGACTTTCGCGCGTAACTCAAAGTGCTCTGCACATCAAGGACCGTTCGGTCCTCGCCCCGGATCGAACGATTTTTCGGTATTCCAGACGGGTGGCCGTCGGGAGTTCGGTGGTTGAGGATGTTGTCGGAACATACGGCGATTACCTGCGCGATCTCGATAAAAAACTTGCGATTGACCCGCTGAAAACTCCGGTCGCAACGGAGGCAGCGAACCCAAGAAACACTATGCTGATAACCGATCTTTACCAGGGGATTCCAGATCAGGTGGTGATCGCAGATCCGCTTTTGCCGTACTGAGGAACCATGGCCGAAGAAAACGACATCATGATGGACGCCGAGCCGTTAAAGCGGTACGGAAAAAACATGGTGAAGTACATCAAGGGGCGGTTGCGCTCACTTGTGGCCGGCAGCATGGTCGACCTGCAGCGTGACGTCCGGACCAACCGGTTCATTGCGTTCGATGGCGGGCATCATGACAACCTGCTCATGCGTCGGTCGGGGCACCTTTCGAACTCCATTAAGCCGCGCCAGGTTGTAGAAAACGGGGACGACTTTGTCGGCGGCATCGAGATGGGGAAGGTTTACGGAAAAACATTGATCGGTAAGCGCGGCCATGTCACGACTGTAACCCCAAAATCGGGCAGGTTTCTTGCCATACCTCTTCCGGCGGCGCTCGGGAACCATGGAGTTCCGCGCGGGAGGCCGCGAGACGCTGCGGTGTGGGGAAACACTTTTTTTGCGCGAAGCAAAAACGGAAACCTAATCCTTTTCGGTCGGCAGCTTTACGTCAAGGGGGCGAGGAAGGGCGAGGCGAAAACAGGCGTCGTTCCGCTGTTTATCATGAAAACAAGCGTCAACATCCCCGTAAAAATAGCCGTCGAGGACTTACTTGGGTTTGCGTCAGCGGGCGTCGGAAAAGACCTTCAAAAATTACGCAACGATCTGGGGTTGAAATGATTACTATTGGTCGGCATACATACGGGATACCGAAAACAATGTTTGTCGGCGACGCCGATCTCTCAATAGGCGCGTTTTGCTCGATCGCAGAAGGGGCAACATTTTGCCTTGGAGGTGAGCATCGAACTGACTGTATTTCCTCGTTCCCGTTCCCGTGGAGGTGGGGTGTCGGTGAAAAGCACAACAGAACCCGTGGGGGCATCATTGTGGGAAACGATGTATGGATAGGCGCCGGTGCTCTTGTGATGTCCGGCGTAACTATTGGCGACGGCGCCGTGATCGGAGCCCGATCTGTTGTCACAAAAGACGTTCCGCCGTATTCGGTGGTTGTCGGGAACCCGGCAAAGGTTACCCGGTCCCGGTTTTCAAAAAACGATGTAGAAATACTTCTTCGTATAAAATGGTGGGATTGGTCGGACGAAAAAATCAAGGAAAATATCGGCTTAATCATGGGGGCGGACGTGGCCGCACTATTAAAAGTGGGTGAAAAATAATGCATCCGGCATCGTACAAAATAATGGAATCGCTGTTGAGCCGGTTTGTTGCCGGGGGGTCTGGCGACGTTGTTGACTTCGGGAGTCAAGACGTAAACGGAACGTATCGGGCGCTATTCGGTTCGAAGTGGAGGTACCGCGGGGCGGACCTGTCGGCGGGAAAGAACGTCGATATTGTTATGCAGCCGTACAGTATTGTCATCGATTCTGACTCTGTCGATCTTGTAATTTCCGGACAAACCATCGAACATTGCAGAAATCCTTTTTTACTTGTCGGGGAAATGGTGCGCGTTTTAAAAGTGGGGTCACCAATCATACTCATAGCCCCGTTTCGGTGGAGTGTACATCGGTATCCGATTGACTGCTGGCGGTTTCTTCCCGACGGCATGCAGTGTCTTTTTGACGAATCTGGCGTAAAGATGGCCGAATCTAAAATTATTGGTGATGACTGCTATGCGATTGGAATGAAGGCGTGATTCTCAATGTGATTGTAACATGCTTCAACCGTGAAGCGTACTGGCCGCACCTGCATGCCATTCTGAAATCGTACAAAACGATCGTTCCGCGGATTGCTTTTTGTTATAACGGCGAAAACAAGGACCAAGCAAGCGACTTTCGAGTTGCAAACAAGGGTATTCAGCTCGGGGAGCATGAACTTATCACCGGCGGGTTTGGCCTATTGCTTCCACACGCCGCAAAATGGTGGTTAAAGTTGAGTGTCGACAGTTGGCTGGTCGACGAAAAAAAGTTGATTGGTATTATTGACGCTGCCGAAGGTGCCGATGCCCACTACGCCGGGTCAGGATGGGACTGTCCGGACGAGCTTTCGACGGATATCTTTTTTGCAGACACCGCGTTTATGAAATCTTTTTGCGGGGGGTTCAACGGAAAGAAGCTCGAAAAACACGCTTTTGCAACAGCGAAAAAAACAGGTAACTATTATATTATACCTGAACGGCCAAGCGGAGCGAGAAACCTTCCCGGTCGGTGGTCGGTCCAGGAACTCGGGTGGACGATGTCGCACAATTTGAATAATAATCTTGAATTTGTAAAGTCGTACAGGGGGCAATAATGGCAGCGGTTCGAACTGGAATTGACAACGCGCTGGTTGCTTCTGTTGCGACAATATCCGACTTTATGCATACAGGGGCATCCGCGGCGTCGATCTTTCTCAACCCATCCCGCACCATTCAGGAGTCGGAGCCGAAACCGCACGTTTTAATATTGACGGATAGCGAACGGTCGACAAAGCTGAATGAGTACCGGGAAGCCAAGTTCATGGCGGAAATTTCCGTGTGGGCTGACGCTGACGACAACGACATACTTTACCCGAAAATGATCGATTACGGGGCGAAGGTTGTCCGGGCGATCATTCCTATTGGGACACTTATTCGGGAGGCACCGGGCCTTGTCGAAATAGAAGAGAATCCGGGCCTTTCTTCCGATGTGCTTTTTTATGAAACCGGCAAGGGAGTTATCTTGCTGCAATTCAATATTACGTATCGAACAGTTTATGGAAATCCGTTTTTAGTGAACCCTATTTAATAAAGGAGGCCGCACATGGCCGCTGTACTTTCGCCGAGTCCAAAAAATCTATCCATGCCGCGCGGCCGTATCTCTTTCGGGTGGTTCGGGCCGTCCGGAAACCACGCCGGGGAGTGCGATCTCGGGAACTGTCTCGCGTTCGACCTTACCCCGAAGTTTCAATTCAAGGACCATCTCACTTCGCGCGGGCCGTTCAACGTGCTTGACGCCGCGTACATCTCCCAGATGGAGTACGAGGTCAAAATTACCCCCGAGGAGCGCAGCCGCGAAAACATGGCGCTGTTTTTTCTTGGCGACCCCGACGGTCAGAAATCGACGAACGGGTTGGCGGTAATAACTCAGGCCGGCGTTACCCACCCCGACGTTTCGTACACCCCCCGCCTTGATCGGTGGGTCGATCTCGGGTATCGCATGATAAAAAGCGGATCGATTTCGATTACCGCCACGGGAGCGGTCACCACGGCGATCGACGACACAACGGCGTCGGACAACTACCGCGTGGATCTCGAAACGGGTCGCCTTATGATTCGCAGCGGAAACGATCTTTCCATAACCGATGCGCAGTCTGGTGTAACGGTGACCTTCAAGTGCGGCGCCGTGGTCACTCCGAAATTCACCCAGGGCACAGAGCCGGTTACCGGGTTTTTGCGGTACATCGGAATGTCGGCGGTCGGGCCGCGGCACCAAGTGAAGCTGTGGAAAGTCCAGCTCAATCCCGATTCGGCAATTAAAATGCTCGATCCGGCGAACTATGCGGGACTGAGCTTTACCGGAAAAGTTTACATTGACGACGACAACGGCTTGCATCCGGATTTTCCGTTCGGAGAAATCACCGAAATCGTCGCCGCAACAGCGTATCCGTCGTAACCGTTACCTTTCTGGCGGAAGCGACGAGCGGACGTTTCAGGGGCGGTGCGACCTCCCTCCCCTGGGACTCCGCATAAAAGAGAGGTCAAAATGAAAAAAGAAAGTGAATTTACAAAGGAAGTGCTTGAGAAAGACTTCCCCGACGCGCCCGACGTTGAGGTGCTTAAGGATCGCCCCGAGTCCGTCGCCGACTTGTCGGTAAAACCGTGGGGTTTCGACGAAATTGAAGCACTCGCCCCTGTTTTTGAGAAAATTTATTCAGACCTAAAGCGTCGGAAAATATCTCTTACCGATTTTTATCACGTAGTAAAAACGGAAGTGAGCGGAATACCGTCAACTAAAATCGAGCTGCTTAATTTCGAACAGCTTTATTTTGTCATCATGCCGCACCTCCGTGAAATATTTAAGATCACCCTTCACGTTGATGATAAAAAAATATCAGAAATCGATCCCGAATCAATGATGACGCTGCTTTTAAAGATCGTCATGCAGAACATTGGTTACCTAAAAAACTGGTTGGCCCTGGCGATGTCGTTGACGGCTCGAACCATAGTCTGACCAGGGCGGTTGATTTTCTTGTTTCGAGAGGGTTCAAAGAGGTTGACATCATGGAAAAATACAGCCTCAGAAAAATACGCGCACTTTGCCGGGCGGCTGCCGAAAACCGAAACGAGGAAATGAAATCTTTCGGTAAAGAAGTCGGGATCGGGTGCCGGTACGGAATGAACGCAACCGCCGAAGAATTTAACCGCTGGCTGAAAGAATAAAATGTCAAGCGACGACGAAGCAACCCTATTGATACAGGTCAAAGCGTCCCTCTCCGATTTTTCAGCGAAGATGAGCGAGTTTGAGACTATTATTGGAAAGGGTGAGGGCAAAACCGAGAAGTTCGGCAAGTCGTGGCAGGAAACGGCTAAAGGCTTTATTGCTGGTCAATTTTCCGTTGACGCAATAAAAAAGGTTTTCGGCGAACTTGTCGGTGTTATAAAAGAAGGGGCTGCCGGTGTTGACGAACAGGTTGTTGCAATGGTTCAGTTGCGCGCAACCCTTGGCGACGGGGCTGAAGCGATAAAAAAGTATGCCGACCGGCAGCAAGAACTTACCAGATTTGAGGACGACGACACCCTTGCGGCCGCCAACTCCCTTGCAATTCATAAGCTCAACAGGGAAGAAATAGAAAAATTACTTCCGGTAATTCAGGACTTCGCAGCGTTTAAGGGTCGAAGTGCGGCGGAAACTGCCGAGGCATTTGGGCGAGCTATTCAATTCGGAACTACCCGCGGGCTTCAACCATTCGGTATTGAGATTGAAAAAAACGGAAGCCAGCTCGAAATTTACAACGCCATAGTTGACGCCGGAAAAGGTAAAATAAAGGGCATGGCGGAAGAGATGGGAAAAGCCGGGCTTGGGCCGGTCGTAATTCTTCAAAATCAAATCGCCGACCTGAAAAAGGAGTTTGCGTCTGAATTCCTTCCGACAATTCAGACTGTTGCAACGTGGATGAAAGAAGAGGGCATTCCCGTTGTAAAGGCGTTCATGGATGAACTTTTTGGGGAAACAAGAAGGCGCGAGGCCGACCAGGTGAAGCGCGGCGTCGTAATCGAATTGCAGCAAAACCTTATCACCCTGCAAAAGGCAATGAAGGACGCCGAGGAAAGTGGTTCCGACAGCTTTGTGACCATTTCCAAAAGTGGAACATACTTAACATATACCATCGAAGAGGCCCGAAAACAAATAGCCCTGCTGAACAAAGAGATCGGCGCCGGGGATGCACTGTTCGGCAAAGGCGGACCAGCACCAGGAAAACCAGCCCCGAGTAAACTTGGCACCGCGCCAATATCTGGCAGCGGGGGGAGCGCGTCGGACAAGCAGCGCGACGCCATTCTTGATCTTCTTGACGTTGGTAAAGCCCAACTATCGGCAAACATGGCGGAAATTGACAGCCTTTTGCGCCAAGGTCGAGTATCTATCGACGAGTGGTACAAAGGCGAGTCGGCCGCAATAAAAGGGCTTTACGATGACGAGGTGGCCGCCCAAAATAAAATAATAAAAATATACGGAACTTCGGCGGAGGCGCAGAAGGCCCGAAACGCCATAGCAAAAATTGATGCAGAATTTAAACAGAAGCAGATCGCTCTTTCTGAAAAATATGCTGCCGCAATTAAAAAGGAAAAGGACGCGGAGGAGCACAGCGAGACAATAAAAGGCACCATTTTAGGAGACGCCGAGGGGCGCGGTTCTCCAAAATCAAGCGGCCTTGAAAAGCAATTTAAAATTGAAGAGTCACAGCGCAAAAAGGCGCAGGCGAAAGAACTCGCCGATTTTAAGAAGCTCGGGGCGTCGAAACGCGAGCAGGACGATTTGACCGCAGCCCACGAGCGGGAGAACGCGCAAAAAACACACGAGTTCGTCAAATCGCTAAAAGCGAGTGAGCTTGAACTTGCGCGAACATCCGCGGCCGCCCTGGTGTCGATCGCAAACGATCTTTACCAGATGACCGGCGAAAAATCGATCGCCCTTTTTAATCTCAGTAAGGTTGCCGCGATTGCATCGGCGACCATCAACACTTTCGAGGGTGTAACTAAAGCGATCGCGCAGGGCGGTGTATACGGAATCGCCACGGGGATACTTGTCGGTATTGCCGGGGGTATTCAGATCGCAAAAATAGCCGCAACCGAGCCCCCAAAAATGGAGGTCGGCGGCCCGATCGATGGACCGTCGCACGCTGCGGGTGGAGTCACCATCAATGCGGAGGGTGGCGAATTCATGCACCGGCGGTCTGCGGTGCAACTTTACGGAACCGCAGGAATGGACGCAATCAACCGCGGCCTCATTCCCCCGTCGGTCATCCGCTCATACGCTGGCGGGGCACCAGCGGCGGCGGCCGGGGCGGGAGGAAGGGCGGTTGCAGGCGGGTCAACGGTTCGTATTACCAATATTCAGGATCCGCGCATGATCGACCGACACATGGCGTCGAGCGAGGGAAAAAGTAGCTACATCAATTTTCTCGGAAAAAACAAAACAGCCGTTCGCCAGGCGCTGGGGGTATAGTGGGCGCGTCAGACGTTTTCCCGTGGCAACCCGATTGGCAGAATTCGGTATCCATCAGCTACCGATTTGACACGGTGATCAATTCCAGCGAGCCCGGCGCCGAACAGTCCCGCATCCCGCTCTATTCAACTATGAAACGCTCGATGTCGTGCTCGGTGTTTTCTCCGGGCGACATGCCGGCCATTGAGAATTTTATGCGCCGGATGCACGCCGATTTTTTCATGGCGCCGATTTTTGTCGAACCAATTTATCCAATAGGAAATTTTGGCGAATCGCTTGCCGGGGCAACATCAATAGTTGCCGCTTCCGGACTTCTGCAAAAGTTTAATTTTGTAAATCTATGCAACCGGGTGGTGCTGATCGATACTTCAAATCCGAATATTTTCGAGCTGCACACCCTGGAATCGATCAGCGGGAACACGGGGTTTGTTATCAGCGGACCGGTCATTCTTGATTTTTATATTGGTAGAACTGTTTGTTTTCCGTGCATGCGGGCGTACATCAACAATTTTTTTGACAACATCGCAACGACGGCACTGGCCGACACCGAAATAACCTTCGAGGAATACTTTTAATGGCGCTCGATATTTTTAACATTGGCGAGGATTGGACGTCCCCGCCAGGTCAGGGAATCGAACCGTACCGGTCGCCGATACAATACCCCGGAACTGGCGTGGTGCTGCGCAATATTACCGATGATATTCAAATAAAGTTTACTTCGTCGTTCGTCAATCTGACAAAAACTGTTGAAAGCTCCATTCTGTCGTTCTTCAGCTTGCACAAGGGGCGGCAGCGGGCATTTTGGGCGGTTGTCCCGAAAAACTACTTCCACGCAGTGGAGCCTATTGGCGCCAACGACACGGAAATTATTATTTCCGAAACTTTTACGATGTGGCTGCGTCCACACGAAAGGATGGTTATTGTCGATTCTGCAGGTACAATCCGCCACTCCCGCATTGTTTCGGTTGCCGCTGGCGTGATGACTGTTGCCTCACCGCTCGGGGTCGCCCTGTCGATCTCCAGTATTAGGCTGTTCGGTCGTCTTATTTACTGCCGATTCGATCAGGATGAAATTATTTTAAACCATATCACTCCCGAAATATCGGAATGTGAACTTAGTTTCATAGAGTTGCCGAAAGAACGGTTGTCGTGAGCTTCATAGGAAACGTTTTTTCTCGTGAGCAGCCTGAATCAGCAGAGCTTTACGTATTTACGTTTTCAAACGCGGCTTCGATCCGGTACACATCTTTTGATCGCGACCTTACCGCCGCAGAGTCGTGGGACGGCAACTATTACACTCACATCCCGATCAAACGATCGGAAATTAGTCTCGACAGCGAGCTTTCTTCGAATCCGGTTACGATTACCGCCCCGCAGCTCAACACCTTTGCCGGGAGCCTTATTCAGGGCGGAACCATGTGGCTTTCGATCGTCAAAATGTTTCTTATCGACAAATCGTATAGGGTCATTTTTAACGGGCCGGTTCTTTCGGTGAAAAAATCACTTGGCGAAGCAGAGGCCACTTGCGAAAACCTTATGTTTTATCTCGGCAAGGATCTCCCGCACGTCTTTTTTCAGAGCGCCTGCAACAACACGCTCTTCGATGATTTCTGCACACTTGTTCAGTCGGGGTTTGCAACGTCGTCGTCCGGAAGCATCAGGGTAAACGGGTACGGAAAGGCCGTGATTTTTACAATGGCCACCCGCATCGACACGGTGAACGGGATAACAATTCCGCAGGGCGGCAGCCTGGACGCCGACGGCAACGCGATAAAAAATTTCTGGACCTACGGGCGTATAACTGTCGGCGGAGAAATGCGAGCCATTTCATCGTGTAACCCATCCGGCGACCTGTCGGAAATAACCGGCGCCGATCTCGATGCCTGGGGCGTGGCGTACAATCTACCGCGCAACGGGGACGAGTCCGATGTTGATTACCGGGTGCGGCTCACCGAAATCGGGGAAAGAACCATTTTTTTTCACTACCCGTTTTCGGCTACATATTCGAACCCCGTCACGGTGTCGCTACTTCCTGGGTGTGACAAAACGCCGTCTTTTTGCAAGAGTGTTTTTGACAACCTGATCAATTTTGTTGGTTTCCCATACTTTCCGGCAAGCGACCCGACCGTGCTGCCGGTAGGAACGCAGGATTAAATGTTTTCTCCCCTCATAAGCGGGACAACAGTAAATCCAACCCTCGGAGTTGCGGCTCCGCCAGGACTCCGCTTCTACAGCGATGTGAAGTCGGTTCCGATCGTTTACGGAAACGCCATTGTTGAGGGAACGATAATAGACGACATAGCAAAAGTTCTGACTTCGTCCCAGGATGTGGTATATGGGGTGCTTGACGGGGTACAATACGCAATAGATAACGCCTCGCTTTGGCAGGCCATCTGCTTTGGCGACGTAACGCTACACAATATCCTTATAGATTCAAGCCTGAGATTTCTTTCCAATGGCAGTACTTGGCTTGATGCTAATTTCAACTCCGGCAATCCATACGTGTTTAATGACTCGACGCCGGTTATTTATCAAAAATCTGCCGTGTCCGCTGAGCGCGTGGCGCAATCATTTCTTTCTCCGCTGCACGGAATAGCGCACTACAATTTCAACGACAAACACCCGGTTCCATGGTCGAACGACAAGAGGACGACAGTAAACAAGGTGCGGTACGAGGTAACCAGAAACCTTGCCACCGGGATATCAATTCACGGGGACGCAATACCGTGGACAAAGGCAGTTGTTGGAAGCTTTCTTTCCACGGTTGTTAATTTTATTGGCCCGTTCGGGTCCGGCCTCTTCAACAATATCGAACAGGGTGGAGACATATACATACGACCATCTAATCAGTCGTTTGCAAATCTTCCTCCCGGAACCGCGTTTCAGTTTTTAGCGCCACCTCAACCGCTCAGGCTGATCGATTATTGGAGGCTACCATACCAAACCGGGCAGGTGTTTACGTTCGAAATAGGGAGAGACTACTACTTAAGAGATGTTGCAACAAACCCCCTATTTGGGTGGAATAGGCCATGGAGAATTACCGACACCGTTGATGGAGACCCGCTGTACTACGGGGAGCCGGACGAGCTTGAAACCCTTGATCCGCTTGTTGCCACTGCGGCAACAATGATTTTGCCGCAGACCAGGTCTGCCGGAGCGAACCCCGCATCTGCAATATTTGATCTTTTGACGAACAGGTTTTACGGTCTCGGGCTCGATTCCACCATTGATATTAACACGACCACCGGTGTAATTGATCCAAACTTGACCCCAAATCAGCACGTAAACGTAGCCTCTTTTTGGCGGGTACTCGAATATTATTACAACAATCCGCAGAAGCCGTACGGGGTGAACTGCTCTTTTCAGCAGCAGTCGTCGGCGCGTGAAATGATAAAGAAAATACAGGAGTGGACCGATTGCATATTGACACTCGACAGCGAGGGAAAATATTATCTCACCACAAACGACCCGGCGCGTCTGTACACGCAAGGGCGCATGGGTGGAATCACGCTTCCCGGCAATGTTGTAAAAGATGAAAACGGGGTGCCGCGCCTTTCCCGCGACGATTTTCCGTCGTTTACTCCATCGTATCAAACAATCGACAACACGACAAACGAGTTTCGCGCAAAATTTACTTCGTTCGCCGATTCGTTCACCAGCCTTGAGGCATTTTACAGGGACGAGTCGAACATCGCGGCGACCGGCACCATCCGGAGCGGGGACTACGACCTGCAGGGGTTCGTGTTCCCCGAGATCGTGACAACCCGAATTCTCGAAATAGCGAAGAGAGAATCTTTTCCGATAACTACGATTTCTTCAATTTGTAAAATCGGGCTGATTTCGGCCTATGTAAATGACATCTGGCGGATAACACACTCCGAGTACGACATCGACGACTACTTTAAAATAGTTTCCATAGGGCTTTCTGAAATTGAGATCGGGCAGGTTTCGGTGCAATGGAAACAATGCTCTGAACTTCTGTTTGATTTGTTCGGGTCAAACATTGTGAAGGCGCTCGCGGCAGTTCCAAAAAATACAAACCCCGAAGAAAATGTTCAGAACGCCATAATCAATTTGACATTTCCGAGCCTGTCGAACATTTCGACGGCGCGGGCAACGCCGTTCACGGTTGATTCTGCCTCTATCGTTGCGTGGGGAGACGAACAAGAGCAAGGCGGCGTTCTCGTTTACACCGTCGACGACCCGGTTACCGGGGACAACGATTACACCATCAGGGACCATGATAAAATTGTTTTGAATGCGACAAAGTGGCAAAACTCTATCCAGGCAAATGTTCTCGGACTACTTAACGTGAACACTCAGCAGGGCGCGTAATGGCCGAAACAATCGTAACCCAAGAACTCGCCATTCGAGCGGCCATAGAAGATATTGCCGACGAAAACACGCTTTTGATTAAAGATTCTCGAAACGGCCGGACTTATACTATATTGAATATTGGAAACAACCTCGCTCTTGATACAAGGGACGGCGGAATATACCTTGATGCCGGCGGAGCTGGCGGGGTGGTTCCGATTTATGCCGACCACGAAGCGGCCGCGGTGAACCTTCCGGAGGCGGGTACTGTGAAGGAGTACTATTTGACCAACGATTACGATTATAAATACATGCTGTGGTCGGACGGTCGGCACAACCGCAGGCTACCACTCAGTGAAGAGGTGTTAACATGAGGTCGTTTTTTTTAATAGCCGCACTGTCGTCCTCAGTTTTTTCTCAGTGGTCGATCAACCCCCCCGGCGGCAGCATCCGGGCGCGCGACTCGATGAGGGTTGACTCTCTTCGAAATTCACCCGGCATCGGAACCGACGCCAACGGTAAATTTATTAAGAGCGATTCCGCCCGCGTTTCAAAATATTCCCACCGTGGAATAACTCAAACCGGATCTTCTGCCGATACGGCATTGATTGCTCGCCGCGCATCCGATTCAACCTGGCGAACGCTTACCCGTATTCAAGCCCGTGCCGCTGTCGGGGCGGTAGATTCTACCCGTATTTTCTGCGACACCCCCTTCGTCCCGTACTCGACACAATCAGGTACATCGAAGAGCTATTCTAAATCTCCGATGATGGTGCGCGGTGGTTATGGCGGATACGTTGACATTCCATCAACCGACACCACATTTACGGCGTTTGGAGCAACCGATGACTACTATTCGGCTATGGCAACCGACACGCTTGGAAACATTTACGCAGTTGCATCCACATATGGAAGAGTTTATCGTCAAACTGGAGGAACGGGGGCTTTTGCAAATATTGGGGTTACGGCCAGATCGTATACATCTATCTGCGTTCAGAGATCAACAAACAGAATTTTCTCATCTGTTATTACAAATATAGCGGGGTGGACCAGGATTTACGAGTTTAACGGCAGTGATTTTATTCCCTACGATTCTTTAAGCGTTGGATCAAGTTCATACGGTTCTTATATAACTGTTTCTTCGGCTAACGATATGTATTTTACAGCTCAGAATGTAGTTTACAAAAAAACAAATATGACAGGATCATTTGCCGCAGTAGGTACTTCGTTTGGTTTAAATCCACGTTTAGCATCGCATAAAGATACGGTATACGCTTTTGCTTTCGGTGGTGGAGTGTATAGGTTGATTCCTGGAGCATCTGCATTTTCGTTGTACGAAGACTCTGACCGTTATCATCAAAACTCATGGGTTGATGACGATGGGAACGTATATGTAGGGGTATCGGCTGGCGGGGCAACCGTTGCCGGAGTATTTATGAAACAGGCGGGACTATCCGTGTTTTCTCTTTTGTGGAATTCCGCGACGTTAAGTGTTAACGGAGGGACATATTATAATGGCACGCTGTACGCATGCACAGATCAATCCACTGGTGATATATTTACGTTGTCATCATCAAATTTGTTCCTTCGCAATAAATTGAATGTCGGAGGCGTCTCCCATTTTCGCGGTGACGTTTTCGTTTATTCTGCCGACTCTTCCGGTTCTGATTCGATATTGACGGTTGCAGGAAATGGGGTGGTAGGAAGCAGGACGGTTTCGAGTTTGGTTCCTGCCCACAACGTAACCCCCGGCCAGATCCCCATGTCGAACGGTTCGACCACTTTTCGAAACACTGGAACAACAGTAGATTCAACCACCGGCGATATCCACGTTTACGGAAAAGTAATCGTCGGAGATACTTTGTACACCAGCGTCCCCGGAATGGTAGAGGGGCACGGAAACCAAAGTGACGTTGACAAAGACTCTTTGATGGTAAGTCTTGCCGCTGCCCCGGCTGGAGATAAGCGACGCGGGGGAGCGTTCCGGGCGTTTGGTAACGATGGGGGATTAGCTGGTGGTAATACGGTAATGGAGTCTGGTGATTCTGGCGATGCATATATAGGCGGGCAAGAAATCTATGTCCATGTAGACCATCCATCCGATACAAGCGCTATCGGGGTTCCACTGTTCAAAACTGATGTACGGATAGGGCGCGATGTGGCGTTGCCCAACGATACAAACAGGGTGGGTATATATCTCGGCAGAACTGCCGACAGCTCGTCAGGTAGAATTTTCGGTGGCAAGGGCCTGTCAACAACAAAATCAGCTATCGCTCTCGGTAATTCTGTGAGCAACAAAATAACCATAAGCGCCGACACGGTTAGAATTGTTGATAGGTTAGAAACTATACTTACAACTGCAACTACTGGAGAAATTGATACGTTGTATTCTAAAAAAATAAAATCTAACCGCATCTTCCAAGACTCTATTTGGCACGCATACGGAGGATTTCACGACAGTTCCGTAACGATATCCATATCTACGGCAAACGATTGGCAGCAAGTGACCAATGCGGCGCATACGCTATGGGGCGGGGAGGAGGCAGATGGGATATCGTTGAGTGGCGACACGATGGTATTTGCTCACGGCGGGGACTATCACGGTACTGCAAAGATTTGTTACTCTGCATTAAACGCGAAAGACTTTTCAATACGTTTTTATAACGTTACGCAATCAGATTCTATCGATCAAGGTAACATTCCGTCAACCACGGGGGTAGGCAATGTTCAATGCGTTACTCAGCCGATATATCTTGAAATTACGGCAGGCGATAGGATGATAATGCAAATAACATGTAATACCGATGGCACTGACCCTGTAATAAAAAGTGGCAGATTTGAATTGAGTTATCTGCACGATTGATCGACCCGGACAACTGGCGCGGCTGACCGGGCAGACCGCAACCGCAGGCGGATACCCTGCAAAACGATAAAGGATACATCATGAGCGACGAGTATGACAAGGATGACTGCCGGGACAGACACA